TGTACAACCAGTCTCCCGGGCAAGATTTGTTGGCGAACCATCTATGTACCGTCAGTACCATTTCATCGGACTTCGGCGCATAGGCAAGGGTCTTATCCTTATCGCCCAGCCACAAGAGCTTGCTCTTGCCATTACGCTGACAAATATCAACGCACAGGTTCACGAGAGACGCATACACAGCGTCATTGAACGCATACGGAGCGGTCTTATCAGACGCACACTCGATAGTGACTGCTCGCTGGTCGTTCTCACGACTGGAAGAACACCACGAACGATTTTTCTCCTCAACGCTCATGGAAATACGACCGTCCGTAGTTACAGCTCGCCTGTCGAGAAGTGCTGATAAAACAGCCACAGATACTCTCTGCGGAGAGCTGACCTACTACACAGTGCGGTGTAATACGGTCAATAGAATGGGTTCTCTGCCCGGAATGGTTCGGGGAGAGCTTGGTGTAAACCACCAAAGGACTGTTGCTCATTTTTGTTTCCTCCTTCTTGTCATAATCGGTCAACTGCCATGTCTCAATAACACGCATGAGGTTGTCCACATACTTGAGAGACGTAGCATAACCATCGGCTTTGATATTCTCAAGGTATTTCCGAGGGTCGGTAACACCCTTGAGGTTTTTATAGTTCGGAATGTTGATGAAATCGAAGTAGCCGATAACTCCGTTTTCCATATCCTTGAACTTACACCACTGCATAGCAGAACTGGTGTAACTGCCGTCTGCGTTCTGCTCACTACCGACCTTGTGATAGATACCGATACAGGTCTTGCACCGACCTTCCCGGTATTTCAGACCAAAGTAGTTATGAGCGTTTACAGCCAGCTCGGAAGTGCCGTAGCCACTTTCCAACACCGCTTGAGCGATGATAGGTGACACGACCTCGATTCCGTACACCGGGGCGTACTTCTTGATATATGCCGCAACGGTTTTGACAAAATCTGAATGGTTCATCGGGTATCACCCCTATTACAATAAATTTGGACAGGAAAGCCGGACAGCCAGTCCGGCTTTCCCTCCATCTCGTGCCTAAGCTACAATGAGAGGAGCAACTGGCTGACCAATCACTCCTTGGGCTTGTATGTCCGTGTGAAAGACTGTTAGCCATCCTCTCGTTGCAGCGTTCGATTTAAGCAGGTTGAACCACCGGATGTCGGAGAGTTCGTGTCACACAATAGATTGAATCGGCAGCGAGAAAAGATGGATTCCGGTTGCAGATTCTTTGTATTGGAGGAATGTGAATGAACTGCGTTGGCATCGATGTTTCCAAGGGTAAGAGCATGATTGCAGTCATGCGGCCCTTCGGAGAGGTAGTGGTTTCACCCTTTGAAGTACGTCACACCGCCAATGAACTGAGCGAGCTGGCAGGACTGCTCAAAAGCCTGGACGGCGAGACCCGTGTGGTGATGGAATCCACGGGCAATTACCATGCGCCGGTGGCCTGGCTACTCCACGGCGCAGGGCTTTATGTCTCCGTAGTCAATGCAATGCTGGTGCACGACTACGGGAACAACAGTTTAAGACGGGGCAAGACCGACAAGAAGGATGCCGTGAAGCTGGCCAACTACGGCCTTGACCACTGGCTCACACTTCCGAGATATGTTCCGGAAGAGGACACCCGGCTCATGCTGAAGACCTGCTACCGGCAGTACCAGCAGTATTCCAAAGTACAGACCATGCTGAAAAACAACCTGATCTCCCTGCTGGACACCGCTTTCCCAGACGCAAACCGCCTGTTTACCAGTCCGCCCCGCACCGATGGCAGTGAGAAGTGGGTGGACTTTGTCGCTACTTTTTGGCATTGCGAGTGCGTTTGTGGCCGGTCTGAGAAGGCCTTTACTACCCAATACCAGAAGTGGTGCAGAAAGCACGGCTACAATTTCAGCGAGGATAAGGCGCTGGATATTTATGCCTCTGCTTGCAGACACTTCGGTGTCATACCGAAAACGGATACGGCAAAACTTTTGGTAGAACAGGCCATTTCCCAACTCCAGACAACTTCCGCCGCATTAGCTGCTCTCAAGCAGGAGATGCAGTCTCTGGCAGCTTCTCTGCCGGAGTATCCTGTAGTGATGGGAATGTTTGGTGTTGGCCCTACACTCGGCCCCCAACTCATAGCTGAAATTGGCGATGTGCGCCGTTTTCATTCCAAGAAAGCGCTGGTGGCCTTTGCAGGCATTGACGCCCCGCCCTACCAATCTGGCCAAATAGATGTCCGCAGCCGCAGCATTTCCAAGAGGGGATCTGCCTCACTGCGCAGGACACTTTTCCTGGTGATGGGCGTCCTCCTGCAATGCGCTCCAATGGATGAGCCGGTCTACCAGTTCATGAACAAGAAACGCTCTGAGGGCAAGCCATACCGTGTCTACATGATGGCATCCGCCAACAAGTTCTTGCGTATCTACTACGCTTCTGTGAAAGCCTATTTGGATTCCCTGGAACACGACTGATTCCCCTGCGTTATACCATCTGGCTGGCCGCCGTTTCGATTTTGAGTTGCTCAGCGGCTTGATTTTGTGTTGCCTTTTTCGCTGCTCCTAAAACCTGAAATTTCTACTTGACTTTTGTTAGCAGGTCTTTCATACCCACCATCGCTTTCTTGGCTTACCGTGGTAGATTTCTTCTTCTTCCTCGTATCGGTCAAGTCGGTGGTGTGCGGATTTCGTAGACTGCTCAACCATCACGACACGCTCGGACAGGTCGTTGACCTTTACCTTAACGTCTGTGATTTCCTTGCGGATTTCTTTCGTATCATCACTGATAGAATCCAGCTTTTGAGACAGAATAGCGTCAACCTGTGCTTTCTTGCTCACCTCGTCATTATTGGCTCGATTATTGCTCTTGAAAGCAAAGTACACGGCGGCAACAACGGAGACGAAGGTAAGAATCTGATTGAACTCAATGCTCACATTTCTTGTCCTCCTCTTTTAGAATGTGAGGGAGAGCCGGGAGCGACCCTCCCTCATGCCGCCTTATTCAGTGATAAGGTCTTCCAGCTCAAGGTCAATGAGCATTTCCTTTACCTGTTCCTTGAGAACAGCCGGAACGCTTGCGTAAGTACGCTTACCCTTGACAATGAGTGCCACATAGATAACAGCCATGTTTTTCACCTCCTTCCTGTTGAGCCATAGCAAAATGCGCCACAGCATGATTATTCCTCCAACAGCTTCTTGACTTCCTCTCGGAGCTGTTCGGGTACATCGTTAATGGTCTTGAGACCTTTGCGAATCAGTGCAACGTAAATCTTAGCCATAGTTAGTTACCTCCTAAAACCATTTCGTATACTTCCGCAAGTGCCACCTGTACATCGGTGATACTATTAGAGGTTGCGTTAAGAGCGGCTACCAGTTTCTCCTCCTTGGTCTTCTCACGGAACGCAAGATAGAAAGTGCCGTCAGCCCATTCCATCTGCTGAATGAAGACCATATCAGTGTAGGTAGTCTCGGTCTCTCCATCGGAGACCTTCATGGTAGAGAGATTATCCTTGAAGATAGTCTCGTCCACCTTTTCTTTGCTGACATAGTTCGTACCGTTCATATCCAGCCCGGTCAGCTTTTTGCCATTGGCAAGGGTGATAGTGTACATTTCGTTACCTCCTTTAATTGATTGAATAGGGTGTCCATGTTACTTCGTTGTTTCTTACTCATTATTTTGTAATGATTCTTAAACCAACTCTTATAGAAGTCCGTAAACTCCTTTTCTGTTAGCTTCGGAGCGAGTTTCTTCATTTTCCGTCTCATTGCGGTAAGCCGTTTGGGATTGATTTTCTGAATCACCCTCCCGGTGTCCGTTAGAGAGTATTGAACTTGAAGAAATCGCCAATGCTCGGAGAGCTTACAGATTCTCGTCTTCCGGGTATTGACCGTGATTCCGAGTTCGTTCGCTATCTCGATAATGTCCTCAAGAAGCTCCTGTAAGAACTCTTTGCTCTCGTGAATAGCATAACTATCGTCCATGTAGTCAGCGTAGAATTTCACACCACGAACGATTTTGACATAGTTATCAATTCGTATTCGGTAAGAGATTCCAGCGGTCTGTGCCACTTGGTCTCCGATATTGAGGTGCTTTCCCATGAACTTTTCGCCTGTGAACAGCTTCGGGTTCATATACTGATAGAGGAGAGAATCAAACAACTTGTCGAGACAGTGTTCATATTCTTCATCACTCATGTACGATACATCAACTCTTGAGCGTTCTACGGTCTTCCGCAGAAGCCATAGGGCGTGTTCATCATCGACATACTGCTCAAACAACTTCAACAACACATCATGTCTGATATTGTCGTAGTATTTCGAGAAGTCTATCAGAAGAATGTACCCTTCGTTGCTACCATGCTGTGCATAATATTTCCGAAGGTGGGTGAGCAACCTCTTACGAGTGAAAGCGATACCTTTTCCGACAACGCTTGCTCCATTGTCATAAATGAGGTGTGGTTCAATCAGAGGATTCAAAACCTCGTCACAGAGAGCGTGTTTCACGATTCTGTCTTGAACCTGTTCGCCTGTAATACGCCGGAGCTTTCCTCGTTCATGCAAGGTGAAGTTTGTAGTTGGTAAGAACTCATACTCCATGTTCTCAAGGTCTCGTTGCATTTTCGATAACTCCAACAGATAGGTCATGTTAAACCTCTGTACCTGTGGTTTCCAATCACTACCTTTCATTGCTTTAGCTTTACTTTCGTAAAGAACATTTCCATCAAATATCTTGCGCTGATAACCTCGGCTATCGTAATAGGAGGTGTCGCATTTAGTATTTACCATACGGAAGGATAATCTCTCCTTTCTCTGTCTGTGAAACGCTCGATAGGCTACTCAATCACAGAATCGAAATCCGGGCGAACGCCATTAGAATTGGAAGCGTTGTTGTAGTTCGCATTACCGTTGTTGTTGACATTGGCGAAATTGGAAGCGGAATCAGAGATTACCCTCTTGGAGAGCCGACTTGAACTTGTTGTCAGACTTTCTCCAACCTTTAAGGAGGTTTATTTCGGTCTGTATCATTTCAGCGAAACGAAGGTACTTGTTCACATCGACAGGAAGGGTCTCGATAGCATACTGCAATTCCTGTGTGAGCCTATAACACTGTCCGACTGCTCGGTCTTGGTGAACTCTGCGCTCAACCAGTTCTTCCCGGTAGGTTGGGTAAATGCTGTTTGCAACATATACCTCCTCGGTGATATTACGCAGACAATCAACAATCACTTTTCGCTCGTCTGCGATGAACCATTCTGCAAACGCAGTGTTCTTTTCCATGAGCTTTTCATATCGGACTTTTTCATCGGGTGATAACTCCTCATACGGTCTGCCGCCGAAGGTCGTTTCGACTTTCTTCACGGCTTTGTCGAGGTCGTACCCGAAATCACGGAGCAGTAAATCCGTGACCTCCTTACGCATTTTGTTGAGGTGGTGAAATACCTCAAACTGTGACGGTTTTCGTTTCGATTTCAATACAGACACTTGTTAATAAACCTCCTTGTGCGCCCCACAAGGGGGCGCAGATTTAAGATATACAGAAAGCCGGGCGAACGCCAAGAGAAT